TAATTATGAGACCATCAGTGAAATTGATTGCCTGTACTCAAGGTGCAGGAGAATTAATTGGTAAGTCTGCTCAGGAGGTTATTAGTTATGTTGCCAGGGTGAGTAACCCAAATAATCAATTGAATTTTGATACGGCTGCTGGTCTTCTTAAATACTGCATTAAGCATCAACATTGGAGTATTTTTGAGACGTCTTATATGACCCTAGAGATTAATACTACCAGGGCGATTGCGGCTCAGATTTTACGACACAGAAGTTTTTGTTTTCAAGAATTTTCCCAACGGTATGCAGACACCAAACTTCTTTCTGATATCCCAGAACCACCAGATCTAAGAAGGCAAGATACTAAGAATCGCCAAAATTCGATTGACGATTTGGGAGATTATTTAAAACTAACTATTCAAGATGAGATCTCTAAATACTTTGAAAGAGGTCAGGCTCTTTATAATTCTTTATTAGAACGGGGAATCGCCTCAGAATGTGCGAGATTTGTTCTACCACTCGCAACACCAACTAGAATTTATATGACAGGATCATGTAGATCATGGATTACTTATATTGCTCTCCGTGAAAAAAATGGAACGCAAAAAGAACATATGGAAATTGCAAAACAATGTAAAGAGGTTTTTGGTCAGCAATTTCCTGATGTTTATGAGGCCTTAGGTGGAAATGTCGTTTGGGAGATTTAAATGAAATCCTATTGTATAAAAGACCATGAGACTGGTCATGTTTTTAAGATTCTTTTAACCAAAGAAGAGTTTTTAGAATTTCTGGCTGATAATCCAGAAATGGATGAATGCGTTGATTGTGTCGAATGCGAAGACGCGAGTAGTATCACATTGGAGGATTGATGATGCCCTTATATCCAGTAATTAACAAAAACACAGGTGAGACAAAAGAACTTAGCATGACTATTGCGGAGTGGGAGGTTTTTAAGGAAGAAAACCCCGATTGGTCACGTCACTGGGAAATGGGATGTGCAAGTTTGGGTGAAGTTGGAGAGTGGAAAGATGTCCTGAATAAAAAACATCCATCATTTAAGGAGGTTTTAAAAAAAGTCAAAAAATCTGGCGGCATGAATGCTAAAATGGACACACTATGACACGATCAAGAGCAACTCGTAAATCCAGGCAACAAGCAAACATCCCACTAAACAAGAAAAAAACTCAATCACCACTAATAACTCTTGAACATTTAGTCGAACTCCAACCATTAACTAAAAATCAAGAAAAACTTTTTTATGCCTATGATGATGGTAAAAACATCGTGGCTCATGGATATCCGGGAACCGGTAAGAGCCTTTCGCTACTTTACAAGGCCCTAGAAGAAGTGCTGGATCCATCGACTCCTTATAAAAAGGTAATTGTCGTCAGATCCACCGTTGCAACCCGCGATATTGGATTTCTTCCTGGATCAATTTCCGAAAAGATTGCGGAATTTGAAGTACCTTATAAGTATATGATCAAAAATCTTTTTGATTTTAATTCTGACGAAAAGTATGAGATGCTTTATGGGAACCTAAAGGCCCAGAAGAGTTTTTATTTTATGCCGACGAGTTTTATTCGTGGGATGACAATTGACGAGGCCGTTATAATTGTTGATGAATTTCAGAATTGTAATAATCATGAATTAACTTCGTTAATTACGCGAGTGGGGCAAAACACTAAAATTCATTTTAGTGGGGATATTTTTCAAACTGATTTAACTAAAAAAAGTGATATTGAAGGAATTCTAGTCTTTATGAATATTTTGAATAATATGAATTCTTTTGAGCGAATCGACTTCAATATTGAAGATATTATTCGATCAGAATTATTAAAAGAGTTTATAATAGCTAAAGACAAAATGGGTTTATTTCTTAAAGACTAAATAGTAAGTCTGTTAAGATGGCACTCTCTGCGGACAAAGGGGACACTTCTTTATGGAGTGTCCTTTTTATGAAAAAATTATTTTACTAAATAATAATGCCATCTTAATAGAATATCAATGACTAAGCAAAGTCCACGTATTTACGTATATAAAATTATCTTTTTAGAGATTCCACATTATTATTTTGGATCTCACAAAGAAAAATATTTTAATGAATTTTACCTAGGTTCTCCAGTAACTAATAAGGACGTTTGGGTTTTTTATACTCCTATAAAAGAAATAATTAAGGAATTTCCATTTACAGATGAGGGGTACATTGAGGCTAGAAATTATGAAGATAGTTTAATTGAACCCGTTTATAAAACGGACCCATTTTGTTTAAATGAGGCATGTAAAGGTAGAATGACTATAAATTCCTGCAGAAGAGGAGGACAAAAAACAGGAAAATACCATTATGAAAACGGTACAGGCATATTTTCTTTAACCACAGAAGAAAAACGTGAAGTCAGTAGAAAAAATGGACAAACTCATTATGAAAATGGTACAGGTATATTTTCTATAACCCCAGAAGAAAAACGTGAAATTAGTCGAAGAGTTGGACAAACTCATTATGAAATGGGACTAGTATTTTTTCTTTAACTGATGAAGAAAGGCGAGAAAATTGTAGAAAAGGGGGACAAACAAATAAAGAAAATGGAACTGGTATTTGTGGAATGTCAAAAGAACAGCTACAGGAAAATGGAAGAAATTCCGCAAGGAAATGTAAAGAAAGAGGAACTGGAATTTTTGGAATGACCCCAGAAGAAAAACGTGAACGTAGCAGCAAAGTAGGACAAAAACACAAAGAAAATGGAACTGGAATTTTTGGAATGACCCCGGAAGAAAAGAGAGAGGCTAGTAAAAAAGGAGCACAAACAAATAAAGAAAATGGAACTGGATTATATGGAATTTCACCAGAACAAAGAAAAGAACATGGTAGAAAAAATGGGCAAAAATCCCATGAGAATAAAACTGGACTTTTTGCTATGGCCCCGGAGGAAAAAACACAGGCGGGAAAAAGAGGAGCCCAAACCCAGATGGAGAAGGGTATTGGAATTTTTGGGAGAACTAAAGAAGAACAAAGAAAAAATGCTGCTAATGGATTACACGCTCAAAGGTGGCAATGCACCGTTACTGGTTATGTTACTACGTCGGGTCCACTTACAGGATACCAAAAAGCCAGAGGCATCGACACCTCTAACCGCATAAGAATTCAATAGACAGTTTTAAAATTGTCTCATAAGCTCTCGGACCACTTGACAGATCCCGATGATCATGCTACAATACACCCAGGTTGAAGGATAAAATGACTTTTACACATGTTGGAATAAATTTACCCAAATTACAAAGGGAACACATAAATGGGGTTCGCTATTATACAATCAATGAGGAAAACAAAAAACTAGTCTCTATAACTTCTGTTATCAGTAATTATAACAAAGAAAAATTCACACTCTGGAGACAAAAAGTAGGAGACGAAGAGGCCGATAGAATAGTAAAAAATTCTACCAGTAGGGGAACTGATACTCATACTCTTATTGAAAATTACCTCTTAAATAAGGATCTCCCTAAAGTACAACAGGTTATTTCAAATTACTTATTTAATTTTGCCAAACCAGATTTAAATAGGATTAATAACATTTATACGCTTGAGGGGGCTCTTTATAGTCTAACTTTAGGCGTGGCCGGGACCGTAGATTGCATTGCAGAATTCGACGGTGAACTTGCGGTTATTGATTTTAAGACATCAAAAACTCCTAAACCAGTTGCCTGGCTTGAGGGATACTTCACGCAAACAATTTTCTATGCAATGGCCCTGTATGAGATGACAGGAATTAAGGTCAAAAAATTAGTTATAATTATGACCTGCGAAAATGGTGAATGTGTTGTTTATGAAGAAAGAGACCTTAAAAAGTACATGAAACTGGTCGTTAAATATATCGACAAATTTGTAGAAGACAAGTCAAAAACACTCTCCGATTAACAGACTCATGAAATCTTTTAATTACAAAGAAGAACTACAAAAAGAACTAGAAAAGAAGTTCCACTCGCCAGAAAAGTTTTCACAAGAAATCGAGAACCTCATCATAAAAAACCCAGAATATAATTACATCACGGCAATCATTGAATACTGTGAGTCCAATGATATTGACGTGGAGCTGGTTCCAAAGCTAATCACCAAGCCACTAAAAGAAAAACTCAAGTGGAACGCAACCGAACTCAACTTTTTAAAGAAAACCTCCCTAGGTAAACTTCCTATCTAATGTCCCCTTTTGAAGTTTATGAAATGTATCTGGCCATAAAGATGCATTTCACCCAGCCGTCTTATGATTATTTCAAGTATTCTGGTAAGGTCAAATCAAACATCGAATCATTTAATAAAAGAAAGGACAGATACTTCTTTGAAAAACTCTCAAGAAAAAAGGCCAGAAAAGACGTTTTGGATTATTTTGTTTCAAACTTTATAGAATCTTCTGATCCTTCTAAAATGTGGGTCGGGGAAATGAAGACCTCTGGTGAGGATAATTACCTAAAATGGAAAGGGCGGGTTCATTCTTTTACTTATTTGTTTGAGTCTGATTTAAACACTTTAACGGAGGATTGTCATCTTTATGAGGCTATTGTTTCAAAATCAGGCCATCCAAAAATCATAAAGTCCTATCTGGCAGGGAGGATCTGTTTAGAATCAATTGTTGTTATGGATGACCTGACGAAGTTTATGAGTAAGTTATCTGGGTCTTATGATCCTGTTTTAGATGTTATTCGGGCCAGGGTTAGTAAGTACAGGCCATTTTTTGTTTACGATAAGGATTCTGCTGTTCGTGTGATTAGGAGTAAAATGTGATGGAGTATGGAACGAAAGCGAAATTAGCAGAGCGTGCTGATACTCCTATTGAAGTTTTAGAGAAATTAGCGGCTGATGAAGAGTGGATGGTTCGCGGTCGGGTTGCATCAAACCCAAGTACACCACAAAAATCTTTAGAACTCCTGGCAACTGATAAAAATCCTGATGTTCGCGGTCGGCTTGCATCAAACCCAAGTACGCCGCTAAAAACATTAGAACTCCTGGCGACCGATGAAAATTCTTGGGTTCGCTACTGGACTGCACAAAACCCGAACAGAAACGAACTAATCGAACGACTGGTTCTTATGACTAATTATAAACTGGGGGTGGGCTGATGGATTATGACACAAAACTAGAATTGGCAAGGAGTCATGATACTCCTATCGAGATTTTAGAAGAGTTGGCTGTTGATGAAAGTTGGGAGATTCGTGGCGAGGTTGCAACAAACTCAAATACTCTAGCAAAAACTTTAAAACTTCTAGCAACTGATAAAAATAATTTGGTTCGCAGAAGGGTCGCAAAAAACCCAAACACCCCAGTGGAAATTCTGCAACAATTAGCGACTGATATATCATGGATCGTTCGCGCCTGTACTGCAGAAAATCCAAACATACCATTAGAAATTCTTGAACAATTAGCGACTGATAAAGATTCTGATGTTCGCTACTGGGTTGTGCAACATCCAAACCGAACCGAACTTATCGAACGACTGGTTCTTATGACCAATTATAAGTCGGCTAAATAGACGATTATGGGTTGGTAAACCTGTCAAAAAAGCTTCCGGTTTTAATGTTATCTATCGTATCTATCGTATTAAAAAATGGATTTTAAACAACTTAAAAAGCAGTCTTCCTTAGGTTCTCTGACCGAGAAACTTCTTAAGGAAGCAGAAAAAATGGGATCCTCCTCTTCTGAGAAGGACAGTCGGATTTTTACGGTGCAGAGAGATTCTTCGGGCCTAGGGTTAGCGATTGTTCGCTTTTTACCTCCCCCATCTGGAGAAGATTCAGCATTTGTAAGAATTTATAATCACGGATTTCAGGTTAATGGAAAATGGCTTATCGAAAATTGTTTAACAACTTTGGGCGATAATTGTCCGATCTGTTCGGAAAATTCAGTTTTATGGAACAGTGGTATTGATGCAAATAAGAAAATTGCTAGTGCTCGTAAGAGAAAATTAAATTTTTATAGTAACATTCTTGTGGTAAAGAACCCGGCCAATCCAGAGCTAGAAAATAAAGTCATGTTATTTAGATATGGTAAAAAAATCTTTGATAAGATTATGAGTGCTATGAAACCGGAATTTCCGGATGACCCAATTATTGACGCATTTAACATGTGGGAGGGAGCGGATTTTAAAATCAAGGTAACAACTGTTAAAGAATCAAGTGGTGGCGCGACATACCCAAATTACGATTCCAGCGTATTTATGAACCCTCGCGCCATCTCAGAAGACGATGAAGAGATAGAAAAAATCTGGAAACAGTGCCATTCCCTTCAGGATCTTATTTCCCCGGATAAATTCAAGTCCGAAGAAGAACTCCAGAAGCGCCTGAATTATGTTCTAGGAACTTCTACCCCCACACCTTCAGCGGTTCAACGGCAGGAGGAAGAGATCGAGGAACAATTCTCGACAACCCGAGATCATAATGTTATGGAAGACCTAGAAAAGTCCTTCAGCCGCTCCAAGGACCCTCTAGAAGAGGATGAGAATGAAGACGACGTGTTATCTCGTTTTCAAGAACTAGTCGATTAATTATATCGGCCCGCAAGGGCCTTTTTAATTATATGAAAAATAAGTCCCCGAGAATCTACACTTACAAAATTACGTTTGAAGAAGTTCCACATTACTACTACGGATATCACAAAGAAGACAAGTTTGATGAGTATTACATGGGCTCTCCATATACTCATAAATGGATGTGGGATTTTTATACTCCACAGAAACAAGTCTTAGAATTATTTGACTTTAGTGATAAAGGGTATATTGAGGCTAGTGAAGTAGAAAAAAGATTAATAAATCCTGTTTATAAAACTGATCCGCTCTGTTTAAACGAAAATTGTGGTGGTATAATTTCTTTAGACGCTCGTAGAAGAGGTGGAAAACTTGCGGGGAAAACAACCGGAAAAATAAATGGACATAAAACCTATGAAAATAAAACTGGAATTCATGGGATGTCTTATGAACAAAGAATGGGTGCGGTTAAGAGAGGCGGGCAGGCAACAAGTTCTCAAAAATGGCAATGCACGGTTACTGGTTTTATCACCAGTGCTGCAAATCTCTCACGTTACCAAAAAGCCAGAGGCATCGACACATCAAACAGAATCCGCCTTCAATAATCAAAAATCCTAACGTTCTCACCCCTCTTCAACTTCCGATTAATAAACTGCGACCCGCCTTCCTTATAAGTCATAATCTCCTCTAAATTTTCAAATAAAACGTTTAAATACGTAGGTTTTAAAATAAAAATATCCCTCTTCTTCTCTTCCTTTCTTACCTCATATTGATAATTCGTCACCTCAACAATAAAATCTTTAGACGAAACCAAAACATCCTGCTCGATCCCATCATCATAAAAACCAAAATAATACTCGCCATTATTTTCCACATAATTACCATTAGTACTCCAGGTCGGGCTAATTGTTTTTCCTGGTTCCAATAAAACCCGGCCTTTGGAATCCCTTATTTCCAGGGTCTCATAATGATGGATGCCACTATAAAGATTCTCATAAGAGCCATATTTTTGCAGCATGACTTTATCAAACGTCTGTTGTGGGAGAGGCCATTCTTCTTGGACGTTTATGATATTATTAGCAAGAAAAATAACCCAGTCTAGAGTCGGATCGCCATAAAAAGAATTGGCAATATTATCGGCCCTTTCGTTTCCGACGATACTGTATTTTGTAAAAAAGGTCAGGTCATTAAAGATTTCTTCAAATAGTTTGCCTCTTCTGAAGAAGTTTTTAATCTGAGTATATTCACCTATCTTTGCGTTTGGTAGGCGATTTATGTATTCAAAGTTTGGAACGTAGTCGAAATAGTGGGCCATTAGTAACCTATCGTATGAATAGAAGTTTCCCCTTCTTGTTTTCCATAATCAGATGCATAAATTGGAGTAAGTTCTTTAAATTGCAATGTTATCCTATACATGACCATCGTTGCTTCAGTATCATTAAAGGTCATGTAAGATCCCATGGGAGTATAATCTACCGTGCAGGTTTGTAGAGCGCAGGTTTTTATTCTACCTATAGATTGATGTTCTTTTGCTTCAATTGGGGTGTTTCTATTGCTTATTTTACCTCTCATATATCTAATTTTAAAAACATAAGGAGAGTTTAAAAATACCCCAGCAGAAAATTCACTACTTCCTAATTGCCCTAATTCCCCAATATTATCTCTGACCGCCATATTTGATTTAAAAAAATAAATAATGTCTTTTATTGCAGTAGCGTCTTTGTCGTCTTTTGCAAATAAGTCAAAGGCAAATGAAAATTGTCTCAATTGTGGACCATTAAAAAGTAATTCAATGTTGTTGTTTAGGATTGCGCCAGTAGCCCTTGTTAATAAATTATTAACCTGAACAGCCTGACCCGCTAAGGCAACTTTTATTGCTGTTGTGGCTGGGCTACCCTCTTGAAACAAGTCTTTAAACCCATCTATTGAATCTAAATTTTTTGGATCAAATGCATTATCTGATCGAGCAACATTTAAAGAAGCATTTGCAAAAACTCTCTGTATTTCTGAAAGCCGATCATCTAACCAATCAACGCTATTCGTATCACTAATTTTAGTAATCGGTAAAACAACAAATGGGGTAGAGTCCACTCTTTTATATTTTTTTTCTTCTCTATTTCCACCGACTCCGGCAATTACAATATCTTGTCCTAATGTTGATAAGCTTCTACTTTCGGGATTGTATTCATAAACACTAAACTGTACATGATCTTGATCGTCGCTTATGTCTTGTGGATATTTTAAAAAAGTACTTTTTGTGCCTATGTTTCTATACTCAATTGTTGTATAAGCCTCTTTGGGTAGTGTAATAGAAAACGGTTGATTTTCTGTTATTCCGGCTTCTGTTAATGATTTCTTACTTTCCTTTACTAAATCTTTATTATTTTTTTGCTCATCATCAGTGGCCTTATCGGTTGGGGTAAACTTTCCATCTGCTCCATAAGAACCAATAGTCACGAATTCAGTTGTCGAGGCCCTAGGAGACGGCCTTTCTCCCCGTTGAATTAAGGTTTTATCCCCTTCGACTACAGATTTATAGGTTTTGTTATTAAATCTATAGGGTTTAGATTCTTTTTCTTCCATCTATTTTATAACTATTTATTAACTTTTACAGGATAAAAAGTAGGAATCCTTAAAACATAATTTAATTCTGATGGCTCTATACGATACAATTTACTCTGAACCCTATCAAACCTATATTTTCTAAAAGGCGACTGAACATATTTCGATGCTGCCAAATCTTTCCAATGGAAATTAATCCCTTCAAAATAACTACCCGAGGCGCTGGTTACCAAAACAACTGGATTTAGGTCATACCAATCCGGGGTCCGACCCACATATTTAAATGTATAAATTTGATTCAACTGAAAAGAATCTGCGGTTCTTCCTTCTGTTGCCAGAACACCAATCAACAACTTAAAATAATAATTAGGATCATAACCACTAGGGATATTTTTAGATAATTCTTCTAGCTTGTTTATCTTTTCTTTTTCTTTCTTTGCCGTCTTATAATCAACAAATTCTTCTGGATCTCTTCCTTGTTGTTTGGCAAGATAAACAATCCTTTGTTCATCAGCATCTATTTTTCGTCTTTTTGCATCGGATAATCGACCAAAAAGACTTAAGATTTTACTAACAGCACCCCAGGCTCTTTCCGCAATATTCGATAAAATCCCCATATTAAATGCCCAATTCTTTTTCTGTGACTACTCTGAATTTCATATTATTTGATTCACAAAATTGTGTTGCCTGGTTCCACTTGGACTGATTCTTTTCATAAGTAGCAACCTCATTAAGATAGGTCTGGGTTTTCTTTCGGCCCCTTTTGGGAGGCCTGGTTTGCTTTTCTGGTTTTATTTCAACTAAATACTTATCAACTCCCCCGTTCCTGTTTCTTACCTTTAAAAAAAGATCAGGAAAATATCTCCTTACCTTATTGGTCGAAGAATCAAAATACTTTATAGGAAATGGTTCAGAAGACCATTCAAGAATACTTTCAGTAGTATCGGCCCATTTAAAGGCCCTTAGTTCCCATGAGGATCTGAATACAATTTGGTTCGCATCACCAATGTATTTTTGGGGATTTTGTGGTTTAAACAGTCCTTGTAAATAATTGGCCAAGGGTTGATAAATAGTTATTATTACTTATTTATTAAATGGCCATTAAAGCAAGACCATTATCAGAAATAAAATCTAAACTTTTAAGGCCAGCGACGACTAGTCATTTTGAATGCAATTTTGTTATTCCTGAAAAGGTAGTAAGATTTATAGGACAACGTGGTGTTATTCTTGATAGAGAATTAATAAACCTCAGCTGCTGTGATGCTTCTCTTCCGGGGTCTACTCTTAATACGGCAACTCTTACTGATTCTTATACAGGTGTTACTGAAAATTATGCTTATAGGAGAGCCTATGATAATCGGGCCGATTTTAGTTTTTATGTCGATTATAATCCGGAAAAAACTCCTTACTCTGTAATTTTGGTATTTGAAAATTGGATTGCATTTGCAGCAGGAGAAAATAATAAAGCAAGATTAGACGATTTAAACTATTTTTATAGAGTAAATTTTCCATCTAATTATATCGCCAGACAATTTACGATTAAAAAATTTGAAAAAGATTATAAAAAATACATAGAATATACTTTTATAAATTCATTCCCACTTTCAATTTCATCAATGCCGGTTTCTTATGAGGGATCTCAAGTATTAAAATTTACTGTTTCCTTTTCATATCAAAGATACGTTCTAGGTAGTTTAACTGGCCCCGGTGTACCGGAACCACCACCGGCCCCGCAACTTCCACCGCCCACTACACCGCAAGGTCAACAACAATCTCCTACGGCACCCATAGTTAGCGAGGCTTTTAGGTTACCGACAGTGGCCTAAATAATACCATAGTTATTACTTCATAATTTTTTATGGCTCTTCCTATTGTTAATGCTCCTGAATACTTCCTTGAACTCCCTTCAAACGGAAAGAAAGTAAAATATCGTCCTTTTGTCGTAAGAGAAGAAAAGGTTCTTCTACTTGCCCTTGAATCCGAGGACGTTGCTGAAATGTCCAATGCGGTGAAAAATGTCCTGACTAGTTGCGTAAAAGGCGATAATCTTAATATTGAAACCCTCCCGACTTTTGACATTGAATATCTGTTCCTCAATATCCGAGGAAAGGCAGTTGGAGAAGAGATTGAATTGGAACTTCTTTGCCCCGACGATGGTGAGACTTATGCAAAAACCAAGATCTTTATTGATGAAATCAAGGTCAAAAAAGACCCGACCCATACAAATAAAATAAAGATCAATGATGACCTGATGATGGAAATGAAGTATCCATCACTTGAGCAGTTTATTAAATCCAACTTTAACTTTGAAGACCGTAAAAATCAACTAGAGCAATCAATTGAACTAATCGCAGCCTGTGTTGATAAAATTTATAATCAAGAAGAAGTCTGGACTTCTTCTGACGTGACAACTCAAGAAATTATTGATTTTCTTGAGAATCTAAATTCCACCCAGTTCAGTGAGATTGAAAAGTTCTTTGAGACCATGCCAAAACTAGAGCATAAGGTACAACTTAAAAACCCAAAAACAGAAGTAGAGAGTACCATTACACTTGCAGGGCTAACCGATTTTTTCGGATAGGTCTCAGCCATATGGATCTGATGTCTTACTATAAATTAAATTTTAGTCTGGCCCAGTTTCATAAATGGTCAATATCAGAAATAGAAAACTTTATTCCTTATGAACGTGAACTTTATGTGATAATGCTGAATCAACACATCGAGGAAGAAGAACAAAAACAAAAAGCCCTGTCCCCATAAATGTCAATCAGAAACAAGTTAGACGCACTTAAAAGAATACTTGGGGCCGAGAACTTTTTTCTGGCCGAGGCATTTATTGACAAAAATTTAAAACCACTAAAGATCAGAAAGAACTCTAATCTTTATGTTGCGGCTGTTGAATATATTGGCACATTAATTCAAGAAGGAAAGCAAATATTATCAGATAAAGAGGCCGAAACCTTATCCAAAGACAACACAAAAAAGACTGTTGGTACTGTTCATAAAAGGCTAAAGAAAGAGTTCGATAATCTTGTAAAAATAAACCAAATAATAGAAGGAGAAAAGAAAGAACCAGCAAGAACTGCCACTAAACCTTTACCCGATCCAATCCCGGCTGCTGCGGCAAAAAAAGAACCGCCAGAAGTAACTCTTGAGGCCGATCAAAAAAGAGTCCAAAAAGGCGGCTATGCAACAGTAACCTGGGTATCTAAAAATGCGGCCAGGATATCAAGAACAGACATTCCAGGAGTAACGTCAAGATCTCCTTTGAGTGGTTCTATAGAAGTCAAGGACATAAGAAGGAGACGGGATCTTTATATTGTTGTTGAATCTTTAGATGGTCAAAAGGCCGAGGCCAAGACTCAAATTTTTGTTGAGACCCAAGATTATCAAAGGAAAAGAGAGAAAGGAATAGTCGATGAAGAACCTCCTACTCCACAACCAAGACAACCATCAATTAATCTGGTCAGCCCTTCTTCTAGACCCCAACCAGAGCCAAGAAGGCGGCCAACACCGGATGCCGAATCTTCTAATATAAACACCAATATTCTAGTCAGTATTGAGAAGTCCCTTACAAATATTTCTAGGGTTCTTGCCTCTCAATTGAGGTTAGGTCAAAGAATTTTTGATACCGAAAGAAAGGCAGCCGAGGCCGCAAATCGGCTCAAAAAAGAAGAGCAAATGGAGGCAAAAGATGAGGGTCCTTCTGGAACTTCTCTGATGAAGGCCGGGGCCGAAAAGATGCTTTCGCCATTTAAGGCCATTATTGATAAGATCATTAACTTTTTGGTCTTTACATTTTTGGGCCGGGCCTTTACTGAGATCATAAAATGGATGAATGATCCGGCAAATAAAGGAAAGGTTGATGCCCTAGGAAAATTCTTAAAGGCCGCCTGGCCAATTCTTCTTGGACTTTCTGTACTATTTTTGACACCTTTAGGTAGTTTTATTTTAGGAACTGTCCAGTTTTTGACCGGAACCGCCAAGACCTTAAAGGGTCTAAAAAGATTAATTGATAAACTTATTTTCAAGAAAGGAGCCAAGCCGCCAGTAAAAGGTAGTCCAGGTACTGCTGGTAAACCTAAGGTAACAGTAAGCGGGGAAACTCAGGCCAGAGGACCATTTGCAAGGAAATTCCCAATATCTGGGGATGTCCAACCGAGAGGTTCTAGATTACCCAAGATTCCATCTTTAAAAGGAATTGGTCGCGGAAATTTAGTTACTGCGGCTATAACAACACTTGCTTCAATGTTTATGCCGCAAATTCAGAGTGCTGTTGGTGGTGTATATGGAGGCATGGGGCTTGGTGTTCAAAATTTAACTGATGATCAATTAGCAGAAGAAATTAAAAATGAATCTAAGATAAAAGATGATCCTTTTGGTAGACTCAGGCTATTACAGGAAGAAGCCGAACGAAGACAAAAGAAATTTTCATCGGGTGGCCAGATATTCTCAGGTCTCGTGACAGAAAAAGACGGAATAAAAGTATCTGGCGCAGGAAAAGATACTCAAGCATTCCCTGTTATGGGTGGTGGAACAGCAGTTCTTCAACCAGGGGAAGTCGTTCTTAATAAGCAAGGTGTAAAAAACGCACTTTCTATAGGAATAGATCCATTAAAACTAAACACTGGACCAAATGCAAATAAACCGGCTAATATAACAACCGGAATAAAGGCCATGAAATCAGGTGGGGTTGTTGGTGGTATGAATATGATGCCAAGAATGAAGACACCATCAATGAATTTAAATTCTATTAAAAACATCACCAACAGGCCAACGAATTTAAATGTCAACAATAATATGACAATGAGGAATTCTAGCCCAATGAGTGGGGGTTCTTCATATAAACCAATGAGATCATCAACTCCTATGATGAGTAATTATTCGTCAATGAACAATAAACCAATGAGATCATCAACTCCTATGATGAGCAATTATTCATCAAGAACTGCACCCAGGTCAATGTCCTCTGGTATTTCTATGACCAGGCCATTTACTCCTCAACCTAGAACTTATGAATCAACAAGTCCATATATTAGAAAACCAGAACAAACTTCTTATTTTAGTTCTTACGATAAAATAGCCAGATCAACATCTACTGTTTATCAAACTTCAAATAATTTTCAGGCAGTAAGATCAACACCAACTCTTACCGCACCACCCCCTATTACTAGAAGAAATAGATCTGAACCAATTATCCTGCCGCCAATAACCCAAGGTGCTAATATGGTTGGATCATCGGCTACTGGTTCTGGCACCCAGATTCCATCCTTTGGGGCCACTTGTCCATCATCAAGTGCTGCAACGGCCAGAAAAATCCTATGTGACACTTACGGAATAATTGCCTAATGGACCCGTCTAAATTCTTTAACCGAAAAATAAACATAAGAAACCCCAAGACTCCTTATCAACAGGGAAAGTTTGTTGATGAGTCGCAGAATTATTCCAATAGAATTTCGTCTAGGATAAATCAATCACCATTAACCAAGTCTCTTTTTTCTTTAAGGAACAAAGTATTTCAGATTGAGAATTTATTAAATGGTATTTTTAGCCTAGACAAAAAGAGACAAGAACAAGGTAAAAAGATAAAGGCAGCCGAAGTACCTGATAAAAAACCAAAAACCAAAGGCCCCCAAATTTTTGGTAAACTTATACAGAAACCTAAAACAGGAGCCCTTGGACTAATAAAAGATTTTGTCACATTTACATTTTTAGGTTGGCTATTTACAAAATTACAACCACTACTTGGTGGCCTAACAAAACTTGCTCCATTATTGGAAGGAATGGCCTGGTTTATTGGCGGAACAATTAAAAATATGGTCGATGTATTTGCCACATTTTTAAAACTTGGTTTTGACGCAAAAGAGAAATTTGATAATATAGTCGCGGACATAAAAAAGAATACAAAAGGAATAGACAAAACGTTTGATGCAACCTTAAATCCATTAAAGGCAGTTTTTGATGGTGTAATACAACTGGCCAATTCGTTTTTAATTACTTCAGTAAAGGCCGATGAATTAAACGAGGCTAAAACTCAACTATTCAAAGAACAGACTGTCGATACTGTTCCGGCAATGCCTCCCCTACCAAAGGTGGATGAGCCTCAGATGCCACAAACATCCGACCCATTTCCGACTCCCCAAACGAATCCAGGAGTCGTTCAAAAATTCAATACTGGTGGTGTCATTCGTGGTTATAATGAGGGAGGACGAATTGATCCGAGAACTCCTGTAACTCGCGGGGTCGAAAGACAAAGAAGAGAAGTACCCAAACCAAAACCAATTATTCAACCACAAAAAACGGCCCCAGGCAAGGACGTCGGCGGTGATAAAAAGATTAAACAATTATACGATCAAACAGCTGCCAGTAGTATTGCTGATTTTATTCCACTTCCTTCTTTCTTTAGGTCTGATAAAAAGAGTGGTTTTGCGGCCCTGATGGGGGCGTCTGAAGAATATAAAAAACCAATGACCAATGATATTCTTGGAATTGGTAATATGATGGGCGCTTCTGTTGATTCTGCCCTGGGTCAGAAAATAGAAAAGAAATCTTATACTCAATTTGCAGACGGTATTAAGTATTTGGTTAATTATGGTAGAACCGAGCCAGAAGAGTTTGCAAAACTTGATCTTGAAGATATGGTAAGAAAGATTGTTGAGCCAAGAGTAAACATGGCGATCAATCGAATTCAAGAAGAGATTAATAAAAAAGGAAAAGTTGAGGTGGATTCGGGTGATGGTGGTGGAGGTGGACTTGACTTTGGTGGGGATGTTGGAGATTATGCTGATTTGATTGCATTAATAGTTGCTGAAGAAAGTGCTGGCCATGGTGGCTATGAGGCATTTAATACTGGTGGTTATGGTAGTGCGCCTAGTGGCTCCGCGAACTCCATTAACACTCCAGTTGGTGGAATTTTAAAACCTTTAACACAAAGGACAGTTAAAGATATTATGAATATGCATAATAGACGGCAAATACATGCTACAGGAAGATATCAAATAATTGCAACTACTTTACGTGGATTAATTAGTGGGGCATACGGTCAAACTGGTGTAAGTGAAAATGATTTATATGACGCTGCAACACAAGATAAACTCGCTATTGCATTAATAAAAAATAGACTAAAAGATCCTACTCTTCAAAATTTTAGAGATGAATGGACTGGATTAGAAAAGGTTCCTGATAATGTTTTAAAGGCCGCTATAGAAAAGGCAAAAATTGGTAGGTTATACAATGTAAGTGATATTCTTTCTAGTAATTTAAAAGGCTTAGTATTACATTCTGGACCAGGGGGCCTCATTCAAGGTGGATCTGGAAGTAGAGGGGAAGCTGATTATGCGGTTCACTTTCATCTTGACACTAAAAATCCAAATCCAACTAAAGAAGAATTAGCAAATGTGAGGGAAGTTGCTTTTAAAGCTGTGAAAATAATGCTTGCTAGGGGCTCTAAAGTATATTTTGGTAATGTAAAGGAATATGCGTCTAATGATGATAATACACTTAAGAGGCAGATTGCGGAAGATCAGAGAAGACACGCTCAACGAAGTACTCCAGGTGTTGATATTCAAGAAATAAACTCTAATGTGGGGCCAACTATTAAAGGGCTACCCGGCTCTAGAATTGCTTTCCCATTTGCTGTTGGTCATGTTTATAGAAAGGGTGGTTATGGCAGGGAAGCTGAAATTATAGGTTCTGGGGGTGTGGTAGTCTCACATGGAGCAGCTGGTTCAGCCGCGAGTATTGTGCAGCGACCACAACAAACACGCTCTCAACAACTCCAGGCACCAAGACAAGCTCCTAGAACCTCCTCTTCTGGTCCTTTAACTCCACTAGCATCATCTGATAGAAGAGGATTTTTGATCAACAACCAAATGTATTATGTGGATCTTAAAACTGGATTTATTACTAATTCTCAAGGTAAAACGATAAATGATGAAGCCATAGGTAAGGTTATATTACAAAGATTAACTCCTGGTGATAGACAAAAATTAGAAAAATTAAAAAATCAAAAGGGGTCTCAAAATATTCCCTGGTGGGGAAGAATGCTTCCGGGAATATCATCAATCAAACCTAATTTACCAGCCGACAAATACGCTTCTTATGAACAACCAGATTCACAAGAACGACTAATCGCCATTCAACCAGTTATCATGAATAACCCAATTCCGGTTCCTGTTTCATCTGGTCCTGTTGCATACGCCCTTCCTAGAATAAGTAATCTTAATACACCAATACCAATATCATAATGTCAAATTTAGCCGCACTTGGCGGAAAAGGCCAACTACAAGAACTCCGATTAATCTCTAACTATTCAGGGGATCTTAATCTCACTGATGGTTTTATTGAGATGATTCTTTATGAGAGTGTTCTTGATTACTCAACCAGGGCAACACTTTCTTTTGTAGACACTGGTTACAGACCAAATAAATCTGGAACCGCCGCAATGGAATCCGGTGATATTAATCTTGTTTCTGGTGAACAATTTGAATTTAAGGCGACTGATGGGTATGATCAGGTCCTAGAGTGCAAAAATAATTACCGAATGATTACTGATGCAATTCATTCAGTAGACGAGCAAGTAAACAAAACAATAATTTCCCTTTCTTTTGCATCACAAGAGCACATAACAAACGACTTTGTAAAAAACAGACTAACAAAAAGATACGAAGGAAAAATATCTGATTCTGTCTTTAGGATCCTATCAGAATTCACAACAAAACCAGTAGATATTGATCAGACCCTAAATGAATTTGTCTTTAATGGAGACAACGAAAAGCCATTTTATAGAATACCCTGGCTTGCCAAAAAATCAGTACCAGACGTACCAAATGCAAAAGAAAACCTGGCCGGGTATTTCTTTTATGAGACTTTTTATGATGGAACCTTTGGTGGTTATCGATTTAAATCTATTGATAAATTGTGGGCAAATCCAGCAAAAAGAAAGTTAATTTATAATGATCTGGTAACAATACCTCCTGGTTATACTGGAAAGATATTTGCATATTCGTTTGATAATTCTTTAAGTCTAAGTAAAATGGCCAAGTCTGGTGTATTTTCTACCCAGCAATTAAAAACATTTGACTTTATAACAAATGCAAGAACAGTATCCGATAAATCGGATGTTGACCGGTTAAGTACTAATTATACTGGCGGCCTTGAACCACCTAAAATTGCATCCCATCTAGATTTTTGGAATACCCAAACAAGAATCAGTGAATCAATTGTTGATCGTGGGGTTCTTCCGCCTGGAACGAATTTAGAACAGCAACTTAAGTTTTTAGATCGACTCAATTTTAATGAAGAAGAAATTTTAAGACAATCTTGTGCTAGGTATAATAACCTATTCACTGTTAAATTATCAGTGACTATTGCAGGAGACTTTGGAATTCATGCAGGAGATATTATAGAATGCGATTTTCCTGAGGTTTCATCCAAGGCAAATAAAATTGTCAGTAATAAAAAAAGTGGTAGATACATGGTGATTGACGTTGCTCATCGAATTCATGCAAATGGGTATTATACCACCCTAAATATGGCAAGGGAAAGCATTTACAAAAAATGACACTTCAAGAACATATAAAAACTAATGAGAAAGAGCTTTCTGATCCCATGATCAGTTCTCAACGTAGGAGGCATCTTTCTTCTGAATTGGTTGATCTTCTAAAATACCAGTCGGAAAATCCAACAGTCTCTAAAGACCCCACGGCACTAGAACTCTTTTGTTATTTTAATCCTTCAGAACTTGAATGTAAGATCTTTAATCTATGAACGATTTTTTTGATCCTCAGACAGGAGGCCTAAATCAACTTTATGGATTTCTTGGTCAAATTGCAGATGATTCTGTTTGGATAGATAACCACGCTAATGCAAATTTTGAACATAAACTCCATCTAACAAACGATATTGCCGGTGCCTCAAGAAGGGTCAAGGTCCAAATTTTCGGTAAGCACGTAGAAGTAAAAAATATTTCGGATGAACAACTTCCAATGGCCGAAGTTCTTCTTCCAACAACTGCCGGATCAGGTCATGGCGGAAGTCATCAGACCCCAAACCTTAAACAAGGAATGTACGTCTTTGGGTTTTTTAAAGACGGTAAACAAGGAACCCAGCCAGTTGTAGTAGGTGTTCTTCCAAATGATCCGAGGGTTCCTCTTTTTGGAGGAAACCCAGCCCAAAATTTTGTTCCTAGAAGTGGATTTAACGGAGTCGGTCGGTCAATCCCGGTTTCTACATCTTATATACGACTAGAAGGACCTAATTCTTCAGTAGAAGCAGAAGGAAAATCAACTAGTCCTCTTCAGGCAACTGTTTCTCATAAAGATCAACATGATGATGGAAAAAGACCATTCTTTCTTCCAAAAAATATTAACTGTGAAGGGCCATCTGGAGAACTACAAGGATTCCAAAAACAACTAAAATCATTTTTATTTGAGGTAAAAAGAGCCAAAAGAGCATCCCAACAATTTATCGGGGCAGTTTCTAATTTAAATTCTAATATTTCTACATTAATAACAACCTATACAAATTTAATTGCGGCCCTGGCAAAATCTTTAATCGCAAAGATCCGGGGATTTATTGTCAACAGGCTAAACAAAGAACTAACCAGACTGTTTGAACTTTTACCGCCAAATCTAAGACCAAACACCGCCCAAGTATCTAAAAAAGTAAACAACACAATACAATGCGTATTCAATAAAATTATCTCGGCCCTTGTAGGAATTGTTAAAAGTCTTCTAGAACAAGTAGTTGATCGTTATGTAAATGCTCCTCTTTGTGCGGCAGAGAGTTTTGTTGCCAATTTAATTTCTTCCTTTTTAGGGGATCTGACTTCTGGGATCCTTGGAGCCTTAGGTGAAATTTCTGGAGTTGCTCTTGATGTTGCTGGACTTCTTTTCCAGGCCTTTGATATTTTAATTGGTGTACTACAATTCCTTTCTTGCGAGCCAGATTTAGATTGTCAAATATTAGACGAATGGTCCTTCTGGGATGGATCTACTCTTGTAAAAACCGCTCTTGGATCTAATTCGGGTATTTCAAGTAGTCTAATTGCTTTTGTCGGATCAAATAATGCTTTTGGCGGTGGACTAATTCCTGGATGTAGTGCCCTTCCACTTTTCTGTGGCCCACCTAAGGTTGACTTTTTTGGTGGAGTTGGAACACCCGCAACCGGAAATGTTGTGGTTGGCCTGACCGGTCAAATAATGGGGGTTGATCTAGTAAATGGTGGGAGATATAATACAACAACTGTTGCTGGAGTAGGAACCGAAACAACAATTGTCCAGACCCCACAAATAGATGTAAGAATTATTGATGATTGTGGTCTAGGTAATGGATCCATTGGAGTTGCGATTACTGAAAAGTATCCTAATGAAGAATCAGACAATTCAGAGTCCGATCAATATTTTGTTTCTAATGTGGTTATTATTGATCCAGGTTCTAATTACCTAACAACCCCAGATGGATCAACCGGTGGTGATGGATCTCTATTTTCTGGTAAATGTGATACCATCATAAACACAGACGTTTATGCACCAAATAAAACCGTAAGAGTCAAAAAGGGTCAGATAATATATTTACCAAGAAAAACTACTGTTGAAGTAGTCAATAATCAGGGAGAAGTGGTTCAGATCCTAAATGGCGATGGGCAACTTACTCCAATTAGCATAACCGAAAATGGAACCATTCTTACTCCAGATTGTTTCTCTGGAGACGAAGGACCAGAATTTCCTAGGCCTCCGGTTCCGCCAATTTCTGCGGCGCCATTTATTTCTATTTCAGATGATGAAATAAGGCAGCAAGAAGGAGATTCTGGGATAACAACTTTTAGAATAACAGTAACCCGTTCTGGTGATTTAAGTCAAAGAAGTTCAGCAAACTGGAGAGTAGTTGGAACCAGTAATAGACCGGCCAGACCATC